CTTGGTTTGGTAATGATTCAGCGATGACTTACACAGCGTTTGATATCCACAAACAACTAGTGGAAAAAGAAGGATTTGATCCAAAATCTAAAGAATATTATGAGGAAGTTGACAAAAGAATTAGAGTTGAATTTCCGCACAAATTTGATAAGATAGAGGACAATACTACAGAAAGGGCTAAACCAGTCCAAAATGTAGCTTCGGCTAAACGTTCAGCCTCGACAAGCAAAGGACGCAAAACTGTCAAGCTCACACCTTCACAGGTAGCAATCGCTAAAAGATTAGGTGTGCCACTAGAAGAATATGCGAAACAATTAAATATCACGGAAGGAGTATAGGCATATGGAAAACGATAAAATTAAAACTTCACGTGCGAGTCAAACTAGAGCGAAAGCTGAAACTAAAAAAGTTTGGACTCCACCCAACTCACTTGATGCACCACCAGCGCCAACTGGATATAGACATCAATGGATAAGAGCCGAGGTTCTCGGCCAACAAGACACTAAAAATGTAGCGTCTTCGTTGAGAGAAGGATGGGAATTAGTGAGAGCTGATGAATATCCTGATCAAAATTTTCCAACGATGGATGAAGGCAGATACGCTGGAGTCATAGGAGTGGGAGGCCTTTTGCTGGCAAGGATACCAGAAGAGATCGCGCTTCAAATAGACGAGTACTATAAAAAACAGAACGAAGCTAAAGAAGAAGCAATAGATAACGATCTTTTGAAGGAACAGCACCCAAGTATGAAATTCCAAAAGGAATCGAATACTCGTGTAACCTTCGGTGGTACAAAGAAACGTTAGTCTTCTAACGATTCCTACCCAACGAATTAACTTAATAGTAAAAAAGGAAAAAAACTATGGCAAACACAAACACAGGTGGATTTGGTTTAAGAGCTGTAATGACTGTTGGTAATACTCCAGCAACGTCAGGACAATCTGAATACCCAGTCCAAACAGCGCCAGGTGTTGGATTGTTCAAAGGTAATCCAGGTTCTCTGCAAGATGCAGGTAACACAGGATTCTTGCAAGATGCAAGCTTTGCAACAACTGATGATGGCGGAAACGGCGGTAGTGCGTTTGTTGGTGGTACTGATGCTAACTTATTAGGCGTTCTTAATGGTTTCTTCTATATAGATGGAAACGGGAATCCTACATTTGCTAACTCAGTAGCGGCCGGTCAAACAACTAGCGTTGACTACAATACTGGATCCAATGATATTACTGGATTCGTAATCGATAACCCACAACAAGAATATGTTGTAAGAACAGATGCCCAAATAGGTGCTAACGCAGCAGCGGTACAAGCGGCTATGGGTCTTGACTACAACATAGCAAGCTTTACAGCAGGAAATGCTAAAAGTGGAATGTCAACTGCATTATTAGATATTACTAACGGTGCAGGTGCAAATGATATGTTCACAATGGTAAGAATTGCTGGAACACCGGAACAACAAGATGGTACGGCAGCTGGTTGTGATGTTGTTGTAACAATTAACCCTGCGGCAGCGCAGTACAACTAATAACAAATAGGAGTATATAACTATGGCAATATCAAGAGCACAACTAGTTAAGGAACTAGAGCCTGGTCTAAATGCACTATTTGGACTAGAGTACAAAAACTACGCAGATGAGTGGTCAGAAATATTTGAGACAGAAACTTCAGACAGAGCTTTCGAAGAGGAAGTAATGTTAGCAGGTTTCTCAAACGCGGCAGTTAAACCTGAAGGACAAGGTGTAACTTTCGACGATGCTCAAGAAACTTTCACTGCTCGTTACACTAACGAAACGATTGCATTAGCATTCGCTATTACAGAAGAAGCTATCGAAGATAACTTGTATGACAGACTTGCGTCTAGATATACAAAAGCGTTAGCAAGATCTATGGCGTCTACTAAGAACATCAAAGGCGCGGCGGTATTAAACAACGCGTTTGATTCTACTTTTGCTGGTGGAGATGGTAAGGAGCTTTGTGCTACTGACCACCCTACATTAGCTGGTACTTTCTCAAACGAGTTAACAACAGCTGCCGAGTTGAACGAAACATCATTAGAGCAGTCTTTAATCGACATCGCTGCTTTCACTGATGAAAGAGGCCTAAAAATTGCAGCACAAGGAGTGAAATTAGTAATTCCTTCTGCTTTACAATTTACTGCTGACAGACTTATGAATTCTGCTGGTAGAACAGGTACTGCTGATAACGATATCAACGCAATCAGAAATATGGGAATGATTCCGCAAGGATACACAGTTAACCATTATCTGACAAATGCGAAGAAATTCTTTATCAAGACAGACGTGCCTAATGGTCTAAAACACTTCAACAGATCACCTATCAAAACTTCAATGGAAGGTGACTTTGATACTGGTAATGTAAGATACAAAGCTAGAGAGAGATACGTATTCGGATTCTCAGACCCTAGAGGTATCTTCGGATCAAATGCAACATAATAATTAATTTAAAGGGGCCGATCACAATTCGGCCCCTTTTTTTATATAGGGTGAGAAAATGACTAAATTCCTCGTAAATATATGGGCTTATGACTACCACGGAAGATTTGAAGTGGAGGCCGAAGACAATCCAGAATCATTAGAGAAAGCTGTAGTTGACAAACTAGGGAAAAATGATATTATCTGGGAAAGAACGGGAATGTTTTCTCGTCTCAACAGAATAACCTATGAGGAGGTTATAGATGATACAAGACCTATACAAACAAAAAAGGTCCTTGGAGTTGAAGTGGGAACAGGAGCATCTATCTGAAGGTAGATATACTCTTGAGATGGTCAGAATAGACGACAAAGTTAGAGAGATCATCACTAAAATAAAGCTGGAAGAAGCAGCTATTGCTCACAAGCAAAACACTATTGAAGGTGCAGCTCCACAAGTTTCAGTAGCTACTTAATAAAAAGCTACATCGTAAAACTTCATTTACATTACAGGCTCTCTTGCGCTCTACTTAAATGTATTGTATAAAAGACACACTATACAATTAATTAGAATACTGACGCGTATAGTCGACGGCCTAGAGACAGTATTCGGAAAACTAGGAGGATATAATTATGGCAAATACTACATTTTCGGGACCGATTAAAGCGGGAACGATTTCAAATACAACTGGTACAACTGTTGGTGATGATATAGCAAACGTTGGTTTTGTGTTAATGGCACAATCAGCTAACATTGTTTTTGGTGCAGATGGTTCAACAACAACTATTGCAACTTTACCAGCAAACAGCCAAATCTTTCAAATTACTTTAGATGTTACAACTGCTTTCAATGCAGGTACAACTAACACTATTGATTTTGGTGATGGCACAACTGCAGATCAATTTGCAGATGCATTAGCAGCCGGATCTCAAGCTAGAGTTCTTGCTACTTCAGATGTTTCTCAAATTGGAAACTTAATTGATGTAGGTACTTCAGACGTTCAAGTCGTAGCAACTTACAACCAAACTGGAACTGCAGCAACAGCTGGTGCAGCTACAGCAACTGTATTGTATTTACAAAACAGAAACTTAAGTTAATAATTAATTTAGTGTGGGCTTCGGCCCACACATAAATTTTAAGGAGAAATCAATGGGAACATATGTTTCAAATGTACAAACAACAAGATTAACTGCAACTAACACTGTATCTGCAGGACCTTGCAGATTGTTAGCTATTTATTTCGTTGCAGACACAACTGCAGGAACAATTGTCTTAAAAGATGGTGGCTCTGGTGGAACAACTAAAGCTACTTACGACACACCATTGGGTGCATCTACAGCTGGACAAGAAACTGCGTATCAAATTAATATTCCGGGTGATGGAATTAGATTTGAAACTGATTGTCACGCAACGTTAACAAATGTTGATAAAGTAACATTTACATTCGGCTAGGAGTCAAAAGTGGCTACAATTACTTATACAGTCACTGTAGCAAGTGGCACGAACCAATATGGAACCGGTAATAAATTCTATATTAACGGTGAGGTAAGTCCCGTCCTTTATTTACAAGAGGGTAACACTTACATATTTGATCAATCTGATTCAACAAATGGTACACATTATTTAGCTTTTTCTACAAATCCAAACAATTCACCAGCTGCACCATATACAACTGGTGTAACCACAACAGGAGTACCTGGAAATTCTGGAGCAAACACAACAATAGTTGTTGCACCAGTTAAGAGAACGGGTGCACCTGTACTATTTTATTATTGCACAGTCCATAGTGGTATGGGTAATAGTGCACAAACTATTTCTCCTACATCAGGAGTTTCAGAATTTAATCCACAAATAGATGATATTATTGAAGAAGCTTTTGAAAGAACTGGTGTTCAAGGCACTAGAACTGGATATCAATTAAGATCCGCAAGACGTTCTTTAAATATTATGTTTCAAGAATGGGCTAACAGAGGTGTTCATCTTTGGAAAGTTAAACTTGCGAAGGTTCCACTAGTAGAAGGACAAGCAGAATATAATTTTGCTTCTGACTCTGAAAATTTTCCACAAGATTTAGATACAGTATTAGAGGCTTATTACAGAAACAATTCTGATGCAACAGCGCCACAAGATATTGCACTTACAAAAATAGACAGATCTGCATATTCAGCAACACCAAACAAATTAGCTAAAGGTACACCATCACAATATTATGTAGAAAGAAAATTAAATCCAAGTATATTTTTATATACAACACCAAGTTCATCTGTATCAGATTCTACAACGCCAAGTAATTTTCAATTTTGTTTTTATTATTTAGCAAAAATTCAAGACGCTGGTTCTTACAATTATACATCAGATGTAGTAAATAGATTTTATCCTTGTATGATGTCTGGACTTGCATATTATTTAAGTCAAAAATATTCACCAGCTATGAGTCAAGAGTTGGAAAGAAGATATGAAAGTGAATTGTTAAGAGCACTTGATGCAGACAATCAAGGCACATCTACTTTCATTTCACCACAAACATTTTATGGAGATGGAGTATAATGGGTAAGTACGCATCAGGTAAACACGCGTTAGCGATTTCTG